TCATTTTCAATAATAATGTTATTATAGCGTTCAGAGCCATACAAAAAATTACAAGGTATTTAATTGTTATTTATTTATGCGCCAAAAACCCCTAGATAACAACATTTTGATTGAAACTACATCATATTTAAAACGTTATAAGGGGGTATTTTATCTTAGCCCGAGCTCACGAGCAACCGGAAGATATTACTCCCTTACAACACAAAAAAGGGTATAATTATGGAAATGAATTATAACTTATTAGACCCATCTTATAAAATATTACAAAAGATGGAAAACTTTAACGCAAAATATGATACTGATATTAAAATAACTAATGCAGGTAAATTTAAACCTGGAACTTATGATAAAATCAAAAAAGCAGCAACCCAGCATATGTTTCCAAAGTTTAACAATGCAAGAAAGCTAAGTACTGTACTAAACAATGATGAATGGAAGTTTAGTAGATTTCGTTCGGAGATAGTACATATAAACAATAGCTTATCTAAATTCAGAAAATCACATTCTGAAATATATAGTAATGTCAATGGTAAGAAAATCTACGATAAATGGCATAACATACTCAAATCTCAAAGTTTTAACGGTTCTTGGGAAATATCAGATACACCTCATTATGATATGATAAAGGATACTTTTGGATATACAACATTTTGTATAGGTACTTATCCTTACTTTGAAGATGGCGCTACAAAATTCGTACATTCTAAAGAATATACGAAAAAGAAAAGAGACCAAGCTCTAGAGCGACTCAAATTAGATACAATATCTCCAAAAAATATTTACCTTAATGTGGAATTTCCATTAAATGATATAAATATTGAGATGACTTATCGAAATGAATGGAGAACTACTATACCATTTGGTAATGGAAGAGTATATTTTTCGATAAACTTATATGCGTTATTTACTTCCTTTAATTTAAGGAACTTTGATGCTAAAATGGTATTCTTTCATGATAACCCTAAGCATTTTTCTCATCCATATGCAATAAATGCCATTCCTTCTTCAGATGAAACTGATGGGTTGAGGAATTATGGACAGTATGGTCTAGGGAACCTATGTCTAGGAGACTTTCAGGAACAATTCATTATAGAAATGGTTACTGGAAGAATAGGAGATGCTCATCATACATTAAAAAAATGGGTAAGTTATTTTCCATGGGCTACAGTTACACCATTAAATAGGATTTCCTATTCTGTAGTTGGAATACCGAACGATTGGCATGACACAATCATTGCACATACAGAACCTATAAGGCCTATTTGTAAAGCTGAACATACTATTTTAGGTGATAAAATGATAGAAACTCATTGTAATAGTTGTGCTAAGAAAGTTAGATGTGAACTTGTTAATACTTTTAGACCAGTAGAAATACCTCCTGACAGTATAAAAGTTCTTACTACATGGCTTAAAGATACTAATAGAAAAACTTCTCTTCTAAATACTCTTATTTTACTTTATAGTAAACTTAAGATGAGTTTATTTAAGTCAGCAGAAGTAACGTTAGAAGTAGAATCTATAGGATATGGTCTTAACTCTAAAAAGTGGTCTGAGATGACAGAGAAAACTATTGACCCTAAAGACGAAAAAGCACTTGTTCTATTTGCAATAGAATGGATAGAATATGCTGAAGAGATATGGTTAGTAAACCAATTAAAAAACTTAATAGGAGAAAATAACTTTAAAAAGCGTCAATCTCAATTTTCAACTAGAGATTTAGTATTTAAAAGACTTCAAGCACTATTAACAGCAAGAGGTTCTACTCCTTTAACTAATAATTCATTCCTAGAAAGGTTGTCAAAAAATGGATAATAAAGATACCAGATTCTGGATACACCCAGATGACTTCAATAAAGTAATAGCATACGCTCAATCAGCACATACTCAATTTAAAAGTGAGATTGGTGGGCAATTAATCGTAATTCAAGACAAAGAGGGTGATTATATCTTAAAAGACCCTGTTATTTTAAAACAAGAAGTATCTGCTGGAGAATGTACACTTGATGCTACAGAATTAAGTAAATATTATTCTAAGCATGGAAGAGGTGCAAAACATTGTTGGTGGCATAGTCATCATACTATGGCTGCTTTTTGGTCAGGTACTGATAACAATACTATCTTAAAGAGCACTACCAATGATTTTAGTATATCACTTGTAGTTAATCTTAAAAGAGAATATAAACTTCGGATTCAACTATTTAAACCTTTTCTACATGAAGAGAATGTAACACTCAACTTTCTTACTGTAGAAACTGAGAATCAAAAAGAAATAGATACTGAAGTTAAAAAGTTATGTACTAAACCAGCACCAGTAATTACATCTGGTTGGGAGCATAACAAGCATATATCGCATATTCCATGTAATACTTATCCTCAACGCTCTTTAGATTTTAATAATGGAGCTTTTGATTATAAGGGTCAAGCAAAATCTAATATTACAGATGTTTTGCCTTATGGTAAGAAACTAGAAATATTAGATAAAATAGAGTCATTACATGATGAATTAACAGAAGAAACTTATGCGGCACAAGAAATAAATTATCCTAATTACTGTAAAAAAGTTAAGAAGATAAGCAAATTGCTTAAACCATGGGGTTTAACAATGACATTGTTTCCAGCAGAGGAACTTATTTCAGTCTGTTATAGGATATGGCCAGAAGACTTCATTGCAAAAATAGGAGAAAAAAACAATGTACATTAATGAAAGAAGTTTAGAGATTGTTAATAATTTTAACAATAAAACCTTTCATATACTTGGTTGCGGGGCTATTGGTAGCTCCGCAGCTACTCAAATAACACGAATGGGAGGTGCTCAATTTGTATTATATGATATGGATGTAGTGGAAGTACAAAATGTTGGTGTTTCACATTATATCTTAAAAGATATAGGTAAAAAGAAAGTCAATGCACTAGAACTACATATTAAATCTATTAATTCTGATTCATTTATTGTTAAATATCATGGTGAATTTATTAAGTTCCCTAAACAATTAGATGAAGATGATATAGTAATATTAGGTTTTGATAATATGAGGACAAGATTATTAGCAGCTAAAGAAGCTTGTAAGGCTAATCCTGGTGTATTAATAGATGGTAGAATGGGTGCTGAAGAATATCAACAACATTCGTTCTACAAACCTACACTTAAAAGATATACAAAACATTGGTATACTGATGGAATGGCAAAAGACGCTCCTTGTAACGCAAAAGCAACTTCATATTGTAGTAATATGGCTGGAGCTTTTATTGCTAATGGTGTGCGAAAAGCACTTACAGACCAACCTTTAATGGAAGAAATGTATTTTAGTTTTCCGCAATTAACACTTGCAAGGAGATAGTAACTAAGTGTATATTTAATAACCAATTCAGAGACAATTAAGAGAGAGTTACGGCTAAAACCACCAATCGTTAATGTTCTATGATGCCATATGGCAGTAGATAAGCGTGGTCTCTCTCGATTTTGCAATGAACGAACAAGGAGAAAAAATGCTAAAAAAACTTGGAAAAGAAATAGATATATTGCATACTAAATTAACTAAATTATATCCATTTTTTCCCAAATATCCAATCTATGAAAAAATAGAAGCATTGGAAAATGAAATTACTTTTAAACAACGGGAATATAAAAGAAAATATAATGAAAGGATGAAGAATACAAATGTTAGAAAAGAAAAAGAGAAAACCTCTGTCGATTAATCCTAAAATAACATTACTATATGGAGCACCTAAGGTAGGTAAAACTACAGCATTATCACAACTTGATGATTGCTTAGTAATTGATACCGAAGAAGGCTCTTCAATGTTAGAAGGTTATTTTACTAATATTAATAGCAGAGAAGAATTACTGCAATTCTATAAAGATGCAGATAAACATGATTATACATATTTTGCCTTAGATACTGTTGATAAACTTGTAGAGTGGATAGAACAGTCCATACTCAAAGAATATGAAATAGAATCTATTAATGATTTACCTTATGGGAAAGGGTTTGGATTGGTAAGGACTAAGGTTATTAATCATTTAAAGAAGTTGGCATCATTAGTACCGCATTTAATCGTTATAGGACATCGCAAAACAGCAGTAGCTATAGATAATTCTAATGCTATAGAACCTGAAAGTTTAGATATATCAGGTAAGTTAAAGAATCTTATTATGGCTCAATGTGATGCAATTGGTTATATGTTTAGAGACGAAGAAGAGCAACTTATGGTTTCCTTTAAATCAGGAAAAGCATTAGAAGCTGGAAGTAGATGTGCGCATCTACGAGGAGAAATAATCCCATTTAGTTGGGACTTAATCTATAAAAAAGAGGATAAATAATGGCATTATTTAAACCAGAAATAACTACATCCAAAGGAGGGTTCCTTGGGATTAAAGAGATGGGAATAGTACAATTTAAAGATAGAGGTGGCGAATATGATTGGGCCGACATATATCTTTCAGTAGAAGTAGCTATTCCAAATTCTAAATATACTAATACTCTAGATATCAAAGGAAGCTTAGATAAAGCACCTAATGGTGATATTTCAGGAGGAACAGTATTGACAAGGTTGTATCGACTATTTGAAAGCATAGGCTGCTCAGCAGGGATAAATTTACAAGGTAAATGGGAAACAGATGATGGAGAAATTATACCAGACATAGCAAGTTATCTAAATGAACGTTTTGCTGAAGGTGGATTTCCAGACTTAACTGAAGCCCCTATGAATTATGTTGGTTATATTTATAAATCACAAAATCTTAAAACTAGAAAGGTTTATACTGAAGTTTATCCTAGACTTTTTCCAAATACAGATAAAGGTAAACAAGAAATGGCTAGTCTAGTTACATGGTTAAAGCAAAAAGGACGTATTAAAGAATATGTTGCTCCTCCTACTGCAGAAGGGACTTCTACGCTTAATGAAGCGTCACTGAGTAATCTTTAATGAAGTATGTTGAAGTAGCAATAGGGTCCCCCCGTAACAGGGGGACTCTTATTCCTAAAGCTAACTTAGCAAGCTATATATCTAAAAATGAACCTTTATATCGCTCAATGTACTTATATGATGAACCTGCTAAACAGTATATTACCAAGGAAGGTAGTGTTCGTAATTTCATAGGAATGCGATATATTGATAATATTCTTATTGATATTGACAAGAAGGATAATACTGATGAATTTACATTAGACAAAGTACGTAATTTATTACATATTTTAGAAGATGAATATAGTATTAATCCTAGAAAAGCAACTCAAACATACTTTAGCGGTAGTGGATATCATATATCATTACCAGGAAGTATATTTAATTTCAACCCTTCACCTGATTTGCCCTTTCTTGTCAAGGAGACATTAAAGACGTTATTTGAAGGTATCGATTTTATGATATATATGGCTCCTGGTATTTACAGAGTTCAACATACTATTAATAAAAAGACCAATTTATATAAAATTCCTCTTAGCTTAAAGGAAGTATATAATAGTATGCCAGATGAAATAAAACATCTAGCATCTACAGCACGCTTTGATTTTCCATACCAAGAATTATTAGGTGATGGAGAATTAGAAGACAGAGTAATAACTGAAAAACCTAGAATACAAACTTTCAAATCCGTTGTTGAGCCAACTACAGTAGTGCCATGTGTGCAAAGAATGCTGTCAGTAGGTCCTACCGAAGGGAATAGAAATATGACAAGTTTGCGTATAGCAAGCCATTTTAGGCGTCACGGTGTTCCATCTGAGTATGCTAAGGTAAGTACCTTACATTGGAACAATAACTCATTAGAACCTGGTCAGATAATTAAGAATGTGGAGCAAACCTATGAAAGAGGATATAAATATTCTTGTAATGATGATATAATGAAGCAATATTGTAGGACTAATTGTATTTATTTTAAACGTAAAGACTATGATGTAGAAGTCAAGGATGCTGAAACACTACAAGAAGAATATTTAAGTAGATTATCAACTGACTTTATAGGTAAAACATTAAATATGTCTAACATGTTAGGATTAGATAAAACATTAGATTCTACCATATATCCAGGAGAATTAGTAACAGTATTTGGTCCTACTGGTAGCAATAAAACTACTTTTGCATCTAATTTGATATTAGGTGTCGATATGGCAAATGATTGTATTAAACCTGAAAATCAAATACCCACCCTATTTTTGTCATTAGAATTAAGTGCATGGTATATGCATAGAAGACATTTGCAAATAGTATCAGGCTTAACTAAAGATGAAGTAAATGCAAATCCTGCAGAAGTATATGAGTGTCACAAAGAACTCTTGCAACACGTAGTAGTACAAACAATCTCTCCAACCCTTGAGCAAATACAAAATAAAATACGAGAACTTCATCCTGCTGTAGTTGTGGTAGATTATATTGACTTGGTTGAAACCCCTCCTCATATCAAAGGAGAATATGAACAAGTGAAATATATATCACATAATTTAAGTAATATGGCTGTTAATATGGATGTTATTATTATTCAAGTTTCTCAAGTATCGAGAGAATATAGTAGAGCAGATGCATTAGACCTATACGCTGGCAAAGGGTCTGGTGCAATTGAAAACGCTAGCAGAAAGGTAGTGGGCCTTATCGGTCAAGCTAATACAGATATAAAGAAAATAGAACTATTAAAGAATACTGATGGTGAACTATTCACAGCAGATGTTCAATGGAGGCCATCATTTAGGCTTAGGAGAATATACGATGAAATTCCAAATTAATTTATGGCCATTAATAGTTATAGATAAATATTGTAACGGTATAACAGTAACATTTTTTGGATTATTCAAAATAGGATTGATTTCAGAGGCAACACCTATAGGTGTTGTAGGAAGTTTAGTCTTAGGAATATGGCGTTCAGAACTGAACATAAACTTAATATGGAGAACAGACGATGAGAAGACTCAGTAGAGCACAAAAGATAACTAATCACCTACTTAGAGGTAATACTATTAATGGTAGGCAGGCTTTAACACGATTTGGTGTTTATAGATTGTCAGCTGTAATATTTAACCTTAGAAAAAAAGGTTTTGTTATTGATACAACGATGACAGAACGGGGTGATTATAAATATGCAACATATAAACTAAAGGAGACACCAAGTGTTTAAATTATTAAGACGACTTATAATAGGAAGAAAAACTCGAAGAGGTCATCTTTCAAGAATAAGTGACATTGAAATGGCTAATTTACGGCAGGATGTATGGCAGACTCAACAAACATTAAATTCGCTTGTTGAATTAACAGGACATCGGCAAATTAAAAACGTTGTCATGACTACAAAAGATGCGGAAAAGTATAATGGCCAAGAAGACTACTGCCTTTAAGGAGAGGTCTAAGGGGAGTCGCAAGACTCCCCGAATGACCTCACAAACACAACATTGGTTTGATTTATTAGCACCAATATTAATCCCCCTCCATAAATCACAGACTAAACGAGTGTTTTATAGAATAATGAATAAGACATCAACACTGAAGTCAAATTTAAAACAACGTAGTAAAGATTATGGAGTTAAATGTAATACAACATTAGATAGTATACGTAATATGTTTATCAATAGTTACGGGAAAAAATGTAGATATTGCAATGAAGTATTAAAATTAAATAATATGGCATGTGACCATGTTCATCCAATTTCAAACGGAGGAGAATCTACCTTAGATAATCTTCAATTTATATGTAAACGATGTAATAGACGGAAAGGACCCCTCTCTCATATTGAATACTATAAGGTATTGAAATTCATTATTAAGCAAAAGAAACATGTACAAGATTATTTATTTAGAAAACTATCTAATAAAGATGTATATTAAGGAATACTATGAACTCAAATTATGAAATACCCCTAGAGGATGCATTAAGTAAAAATTACCAACCATTGACACATATAGCACCTATAAAAGAAGTGCAGTTTGCAATCAACCAGTTGGTAGAATCACGTAAAAAGTATGCAATAAAACATTATAAGCAAGGAACTTCACTGCCTCTAAACAAGAAGCAAAAAATGCAACGAGTTGCTTTAATGGATTTAGTAGAAATTTACGTACTATGGTAGAGTAATTACCAACAGAGAAGTGTAGAGAGCAATATTGTTTCTCGTCGGGTAGAAGATATGTTTTCTCTGCACTTAGTTGGTAACAAAGAAATAAACAAGGAGAAAGAATAAAAATGCCATTACCTAACCAATGTAATTTATGTGATGGATTCTATGTTAAATCAAAAGTAATAGGAATCTGCGACCAATGTGCAAAAGAAATAAAAGATGGGAATTGTTCACATCCAACAAGTTATTTAGGATGTTGTACATATTGTGGAAAGGACAAAAATAATGACTAAAAAAGACTATATTTTACTTGCAAGGGTTATCCGAAGAACCTTACATTCCATTAGAGCTTCAGGAGCATATTACAGGTTTATAGATGTTTTATGTGATGAACTCTTGCGAGATAACAGTAAATTCAATAGTGAAACCTTTAGAAGGGCATGTGATTATGAAAGATAATATACAAGAAAGGGATTGGTTTATACCAAAACAAGAAATTGCTGAGCACATAACAGATAATATATGCACCCCTTTTGTCTGTTCTAATTGTAAGAAAGTTTGGGAAGCGTCTAAAGCACAAAAAGGAAAATGTACTCCTACTGTGTATCATATAGACTTTCCAACTTATGGTTTAGAGAGAAAAATATGTAAATTATGTGAGGATATGAATGAGACAGGGAAAGAAGATGAGCAGGAAGAAACAGTGGATGTTGAAGATTCTAACAAAACTTCCTATTAAAAGAAATAAGGTAGCTAATATACTAAATATACATAGAAATACTTTATATAAGTATATGAAAAAGTGGAATAACAGAGCATGACAGAAGCAGAACTGGTAGGCCAAGGTTATATAAGGAAAAATAAGGATGCTTTTAAAGGGGGACGAGATGAAGATGGTCCCTTTGATTGGAAAAATCCAATTTACAAAGCTCCTATTAAAATAAATAATCAAAGTCATATTGTTGAATGTTACCAAGCTACTGGTAAATGGGGTAGAACCGATTTGTATATGAAAGTATACAAAAAATATAGCAATACTACTGATGAAAATTATGGCTTATGATTAATTATTGTAATCATTGTGAAGAAGAAACTAATGATACTATTGAAATATGTATAGATTGTGTTGAAGTGCTTTTAAGCGCCGTAAATGAGGTTACTAGGCTAAAGAAGAACATAACCAGCCTCGAGTATCAATTAGGCCAACAATTGCCTGAGAAGGCTATTTACAGCCCAATTCCAGCAAATCTAGTTAGAACATTAGAAGATAGAGAAATAACAATGAAGAAAATGTTAGACATAGGGAAGCGTGTCCAAGACTATAAGGGACCGAATATTAAAGCCAACAAAGAGTGAAGTTAAAGAGCTGTTTTCCTGCTATATATGTGGGAAAACAGCTAACTCTTATTGGTATGAATATATAGCAATCTCAGTATTGTGGCTTCCTGAAAATGATAAAACTCCAAATAAAGCTTGCAGGCAATGTATTTATAAGAGTAAATTCGGAAGTAAGAACTTTAAGAAAAAGATGAAAGAAGGAATTTTAGATGAATAACAACAAGAAGCCAACAAATAAGGATTTAGTAAAAGTAATTAATGGACTAATACAGGAGATAGAGTTTCTCCACCATCAAGTTATGTCAATAACTACAATAATGAACTTATTTGTTGAATTTACAGGCAAGGCTAAGGAGTTTGAAATATTTGCTAAAGCTAAGATGAAAGAACGAGCTGAAAAGGAAGCTAAAATAAAGGAAAAACTAGATGACACACAAACAGATGGAACAGTTGATTAAAGAGACATTAAATGATGTTATATGTACCCGTGATGCAGGGCAAAAGGAATATGCTAGGACAGAAGATAATGTCTTTGCCAATTTTGAAAGAGTGGCAAATCATATAGGTATCACAAGAGAACAAGTTCTATTAACATATCTACTTAAACATACTGATGGTATAACAGCATATGTTAATGGGCATAAAAGCCAAAGAGAAGATGTATATGGCCGTATTATAGATTCAATAGTCTACCTCCTACTACTTAGGGGTATGTGTTATGAAGAAAATGAACATTCTATGGAGTATAGTTACGATGAAGTTAGTGAATGAACCACCTAGAGATTTCGTAAATTGTGAGGTCTGTGGAGAGCTAATAGGAGAACATGCCCCCGCTATAGAAGTATCATACGGTTTTTGTGGGGACGATGGCCATTTCTGGGTTGAAGAATCGGTTGTCGTCCATCACACATGTGTAGATAGAGATATAGTACAAATAGTATTACAGCGTATGGAAAGTAATTAAGAGTTAAGTTGGGAAGAAGGGGAGGCTACGGTCTCCCTTTTTTTTTATAAAGTATGCCCCGTAATAACTACTGGTTTGAGGAATTTATCTAAGGTTCGTCCTAATAAACCTCCTGTAAAATCAGTTTTATCAAAGAAACTATACTGAGGTCTATGCCATGTAAAATCTACTTGGGAAGCAAAACCTCCTAATACTTTATCACCCTTATTAGCTACCTCTTGACCAACAGTTGGCTTCCATGGTCTAGTTTCATTGAAATGGGGTGTAAACTGTACTTGCTGTGGTCCTACTTGCTTTACTCCATACCCACCTTTTATTTTACCAAAAGCATTAGAGTCTCCTGCTAAATCAAAATAAGCTTCTTTAAATCTAGGAGAATTAACAGTTTTTGCTCTTAGCTCTTTTAACCATTCTTTATCTTTAATCTTTAATTGAGTAATAGGTCTATCAGGAGTAAATTTATTCAATTTTAATAAATCAGGTGACATCCCAACATTCCTTGCAGGAATATTTTCAAAGACATCATAATATTTAGATGCTTGTTTGCTATATGTATTATTAATATTTAAAGCCCTTGCATAAGGCTCACTGGCCTTTATTAAATCTGTTTGTTCTTTTCTAAGAGCTCTCATAGTTTTATTAGCTTGTTTAAATTTATCTACATTTTTATTATAATCTAACTTTTCTACTTTTTTCCAGATTTGAGGAACTTTCTTTCCAGCATGCTCATAACTAAGCATAGTTTTTCGTTTAAAAATATCATCCATAACATTTTTAGTAGATTGTCCAGTCCATTTTGCTACATCTCTAGCTTGTTTTATAGAGTTCTTAATGCCATATGTTACACCAGGTACACTCCCTTTATAATATGCTGGATTTATCCATGAAAAAAATGAAAACAAAGTTTGTTTAGGGTCTTTAGCAAAATATTTAGCTAATCTTATACCATCCTTAGTATAATCCTTAGGTAACCCATGTAAGGCTTTAAATAATAGCTTTATCATTCATAACTTCCAGGATATATTTTATCATTATATTTGCCTTCTCGAATATTCTTAGAACCCTTTGACATTTGCTGTAATGGAAAGCCAGTTGTTTTCTCCATTATACGCATAGGGTTTTCTAATACATTACCTGGTCCTGCAACATCTCTAGCTATTCTACCGAATGGAAACATAGTATATGCATAATATTCACTTACTCTACTCCAATCATCATCGACAATTGCTCTCATCATGGGAGGTAATAATCTCAATATAGGAGGAGTTACCAACTGTAATGGAGCTACTGCAGTAGGATATGAACCAAAGAACGCTTTATCACGCTCTTTTTCATCTCCAAATACCCAATCAGCCGTATCTTGTAAATATGACCAAGGAGCAGGCAATGTAGCTTCAAATAAGGAATATGCGAATACATTAGCCAATGCGAATACAAACATATCTATTTGAGCAGTACGTTGAAATTTTTCATATTGTTCAGTTCCTGGTAAAAAGCCGTATATCTTAGCTTCTCTGGCCACATCATTCCTAAATCTTACAGCATTCCAACTCCATAGTTGAAAACGTGTCATTATCTTACCTAGAGCTGTTCTAGCAAAGGCAGGTCTAAATGGTGCTGAATATAAAAATTGAGTAGCTTTTACACCCTTTTTACCCATCTCAATTAAAAATGGATGATTAGGGTCTTTAAGGGCTCCACCAAATTTATTCCATGCCTGTAAATAATGGGCCATAAAAGCATCTCTACGTAAAGCTTTTTCAGGAACACTCATAAATTTAGCAGCAAACTCATTAACCTTATCAGTAATTTTATATTTTTTAGCTAATTCCTTTATAGATTCTTCACCTGCGTTAGGATTGCGTGATATTTTTTGGCTTACAGCTTCAATAAATTCCTTATTCTGAACTTTCTGATATTCCTCGTGTAATCCAAATTCATATACTAAAAAATCAGGTAACACACCGTGGCTAACTACAAAATTTTCTACATCTTCTATGGTCTTCCACTCAGAGTTTATTTTACGTAATTCTTTAATGTTCCTAGCATGTAAAAAATTCCGCCAACCAGCTGACTGCACTGTATGTGCAGTACCACCAAATATATTACCAACCATACTCTTAGGGTGAGCTAGTAATGAAGCCATTTCATATTTAGCTTCCATATTACTTAAATTACGTATAGTCTGTAAATCTACCCCTTGTAAAGCTTCAGGTAATTTTTTATCCGTTATTCCTACAGCTTTTAACATCTTATTAACTCGGTCTTTTACCTTATTGTCAGCCCATGCTGCATACGGAGTCCCCTTTAGCGCCATATTCGGATTATCTATTAATCTTTGAGGAACCACTGAGGGATTGCCCAAGGCGTCTTGTACGTACAATTTAGCATACTCTGTCCATGCATTAGTTTGGTCTGCTCCATATTTTTTAAACATAGCTGAACGCATACTTGTTATACCGTCTATACTCATAGCTTTTGGTTTACCCTCAATAATTTCACGACCAAATATTTGAGATAATTGTCTAAAAAATGTATTGCTCATTTGTCGAGCATATGCTTCAGCAGCACTACTATCCAATGTCCATCCAGATATAGTAGATGTACGTGCTTGCATATTTCCTGAACGTTCATTAGAGTTAAACCATTTAATATTTTCTTCAGAAACTTCCTTTTTTTCAGCTATTTCTAATATAATCTTGTCTGCCATATGCCAATCATCTAAATCTTCAAAGTTCCACTCACCATCCATAGCTCTATGACGATACATTAATTTTTTAAGCTCTTCGTTTTTAACTTCTTCAGTTAGTTTGGGGTCTGACATAATACGCTTAATAGCAACATCAGAAGCCCTTTTGGCTTCCTTACTATCAAAGAACATATGGGGCCAATAATGTTCAAACTCTATTTTTCCTGTTTTAATTTCAGGTTCAGCAAGAATGCGTTTTAATATCTCGGGGTCATGTATCCGCTCAAACATAGCTGAACGAGCAATACGTCTTAATCCATCAATTCCAAATTTCTTCCAATAGACTCTATTAGCTGTACCATTATGTACAGCACGAGATACATCGGCAACAAACTTATTAACATCATATATAGGATTCTGGCGTTTCTTATCATGGAACCTTCCCTTTATAATATATTTATCTAAAGCACCCTCTTTCCCCTCAATAAAACCATACATATCTTTAAAAAAATTAGTATATTGTTCATTACTTTTATGCATTAATTCTATACCAGTTTTTTCTACACGTTTACCGTCTATTTCAACATTAAAAATTTTATTTTTAAGGGTTTTCCAATTTACTTCTTTCTCAACTTTTTTAAGCGATTCTATATATGTTCTAGCCTTATGTTGTTGGTCACTATCGTTAAATCGTTTAATATTTCCCATTTCCCTAACAGCTACTGCCATTTTCCGAATAGCCTCACCTTCCTTTATAGAATTAAGAAAGAATAAGTTTTCTTTAATGACTTTAATCATAGCATCACCTTCTTCTACTGCAGAATCATTAGCAATAGAGATAAAATGCTGTAAAGTTTCAATATATCCCGTAGGAGTCGCAATCTGCCCCTCAACCATAGTCCCTAATTTATTAACAAAAAACCCTCGACGTCTTAAAAGTTGTATATCATCTCTCATAAGTTCTGTATTAACAGCCCGGGGAAACAACCAATAATGTCTTTTACGTAACTTTTGTAAGCCATTTTTTTCAAACATTTGTTGCCATATTGAACCATTTTTAATGTCATTGAAAAAATTATTGAGAGCTATAAAGTCTTGTTTATTCATGACGTTAAAATCTTTACCTAGTATTCCACGAGTAAGTTCATTAATACGATATGTTACATTATCTCCATATCCTTTTAATGTAGCAGCCAATTCAGATACTATAGAGCGGGATTCAGCATCAAGCTTACCAGCTTTAATTCCCTCAAACCCTGTATCAACTATTTTATATATTGTTTCTTCAACTGCTCGGTCAGGCATGCCAGCTTCAATAGCTTCTTTACTCCCCATTGTTTCATTAGTATTTAATTCTTGATTAGCCTTAATCAATTCAACATCAGGTCGTTTCCATACCTTGTTCACAAGTTTATTAAATTGTCCTAAGTGTTCTCTAATATTAATATTGTTTACACTTTGCAACATAAATCCTAATTTAGAAGTATTGGTCCCAGCCATCCCCTTGCGTAAAGAGGATATAACATCTGCCAAATCTTCAGGGATATTACCCTCAAATTGATTAATAAAAGCATCTATTTTTTGCACATTATGTTTACGTAATGACCCTAGCATTAAATGGTCGAACAGTTTGGCCCCTAAGGGAGTTAAACCTTCCTTGAACGCCTTTACTTCAATATCCATCTCTATATTGTCTAGTGTAAGTGAGCGAGAATCTTCTGGTGATAAAGCTTTTTTAATAAATTCTGCCTCTTCTTTTTTCCATAAATGGGGCTGAAGAGGGACATTTTTTGCTTCTTCTTCTAAAAAATTTGCTATCTTCCTCCCTTGAGGAGTTCTTGCTAAGTCAGATGTTAAAAATGCATATATTTTATTTCTATCTTTTTTAGCAAGCCAAGAATTTTGTTTAAATTTATTAGCTGCATCCGCTAAAAATGCAATATTCTCTTCTAGAGTAGCGGCTTTAGAATGTACTCCCAGGTCTCCTTCGGTTTTCATTTTCTTAGTTATTTCACCAATAAGAGCAATAGTGCTCATATCTGTTAAATCTTTAGAAAGAGCATCTTCGGCTAATATAGCAAATTCCCTGGTTAATAATTTCCGTGCATTATAAGACTCCTCGGTTTCAACGTCATTAACAGCTTTCTCCCACCTCCAATCATTCTTTAGATGAGTCCCCTCAAATATCTCTTCCCATTTTTCAGGTCTATCTATTAAACGTCTAAGTTTTGAAGGGTTGTATAATTCTTGAGCGCTCATTATTTTAATAATTTGATTATGAGGGACATTAAAACTAGAACGACCTAGTAAATCTTTTAGCCAGTCATATTGTTTTAAATTCTTAGCATTAGAACTATATAATCTTTCCACTTCTTTGGAATTAACTCGATTATATATTGAATCAGTAAGTTGTATATTGGCAAGTTTTTCACCTATAAGTGGCAAAAATGTATTAATTCTCTTGGTATCTTGCTGTATATCAAAATAAGAAGAGCCTAACTCAGCCATTTCATATACATTAAATTGTCGTCCAGCACTCCAATTTTTACCCCAATAAGCTTTATTAATATTATTATACTTACCAAACATAGTTTTACCACTTTTTAAATCACTCATCTTAATTAGATAATCCTTTTTCTTCTTAGGATTAAATAAGTGGTCTTTCTCGTATTGATTTAGCTTGTATTCCTTTCCCTTCTTGGTTTTGCGTTTAATGTTGGCATGGTCTATTTCAAAATGAGCATCCCACATTTTCTTAAACCAAACATCCTTGCCAGATAACCCCATTTCATCCATAGGGTCAGAAGCTAATCCTAACATGGCACGAGTAAGTTCTTTTTGATATTGTTGCCATTCTTTAGAAGTACGTAATTTAATAGGCACGATATAATCCGTAGTAAACCCTTTTTTCTTATCAGTGTGTGATATAATTAATTCATCTTGACCTTTTTCACTAGCTAATATACCGGCATAAGCAGATGCCATTACTTGTTTGGAAGATACAGCTGGTCCTAATTGATTTCTACCCCCTACTGCAGCTTCGGAAATACGAATGCGCTCTAGAGGTGAATACATAGCCGCCTTAGAGGCATGTAAACTTTTCAAATCATCTGACATTTGTAGAGCTAAAAATTGATTAAACGCCTTCCCCTTATGAGCACCTTCTCCTGCTACAGCCTCCTTGTTATCACCAACCATTTCAATGCCGTTTTCTGTAAAATAGAACTCTTTTTTTGCATTATAATAAGCATCTTTCCATTCAGAAGTTAGCCCATTTTTGCCTCCAAAAAATACAAATGATTTATCACCATCAAGGTCGGCACCACCCTCTGCTCTCATAGCTCTACCATGTAGTAATATTCCATGCCCCTTACGACCCGTAAAACCTGCAAAACGTAAGACTTGGGTTCCTGATTTTGAATCCATAGGGACTCGCACCGTAGCCGCTCTAAAGTATTCCTCAACTTCTTCTTTTATTTTACCATGAAATTCTCCTGCTTCATATTTTTCCCATAATGTTCCTAAGGTCTTTATTTTACCTAAGCCAGAAATATCTGCATCAATAACTCTATTTTTAAAAGCATCATCTAAAAAGAATATCTCATCATTAGTTTCTAATTCTAAAAGGCGTCTATTATTGCCATCTAAATTAATTCTCATAGCTTTGTCATATGGTCTCATAACAGCTGCAATTGAATTACCCATTTTAGGTTTAGCTGCTATATTAACAACATAATTCTTTAATGCTGTCATCCTGTAATCTCGGATATTCTTATGCATATAGGTTCCGAGCATTGTAGCTTCTCTACCCGCAGCTCGTTCTTGTTCTGCCCATATCATAGACTCTCCAATCTGTCTTTGAGTAACTGTTTCATACTCGTTAATATCAGACAATGCTTCTAAATATTCTAACTTACTGATATTTTTTTCAGCATATGCTTCAGCTAAAGTATTCCTATCTATCCTTAGTATTTCTTTATAGACCTTTTCAGATAATGATTCTGAATAGTTATTTTCTAAAATAGACATAAGATTTTCAATGCCCAAATTTTCTAAATTTTTAACTATTTTATCTTCCATTAAGCGTAATTCAGACTGTTTGGCTCCAGTATCTATCTTTGCAAAATAAGAGTCTAAAAAATCATTGCTTTTATAAACCATTTCACCCATTTTATTAAGAGACGCTTTACCATTCCATTTTTCTCCAATGATTCCTTCAAACATATCCTTGATAAGACCTTCTCCTATATTCTCACTAGGCATTAATGACATAAACATTTGTTTAGGTAATCGTTGATTCTCTAACATATGATGTGACATTTTTACAGAGAAATTACCTAAAACATGTGCAGGGTCTAAATAATATTGTTTAGACATATCATAATTTAGCTCCCCTTTATTAACAGCATATTCAGTCATGCCTCTTGTTCCTCGCTGTTTAACAGCTGATTCTTGCATAATCATATGAAGGGCCCTATTTTTCATCATTTTAGTCATTTCAGGGCCAGCTGCATGAAACATATATTTACCTAATAGAGCTCCATGTTCTGCATGCGGAGAAACAATAAAAGATTTATTAGCACCAGATTCCGGTTGTCCAAAATCTAAATTAATAATGTCAATTAGGTCATCTCTAATGATGATAGCTCCATCAACATTTTCTCCAAGTTCTGAATTTTTTCTAGAGGTTTCCCATCCATATCGTGGATTTTTATTATATTCAGCTTTAATATCGGGGTCTAAATCGGGAGAGATAATATATTTATACTGTCCAGTATTAAATAAGTCTTTACCATCTTTATAATGTAAATCGGCAATTCTATCACTTATATATCTAGCATCTCCTGGCCAAGAATTAGATAACCATATTTGAGCACGTTTGTTCCATGCTTTAGACGAATTGATAAAATCTGGAGTAATTGACGCTTTATCTTTTAATATATTTAAAGCTAATTCATTAGCATGATTTTCACGTTCGACTCCTTTAGACAATGCTTTATTTGCTGTTGTAAAATGAGCTTTTTCGTGGGCAATAACAAAATTCTTCCATTCTTCGACTGTTTTAAAAGTATTCTCAGGAAGAGGTTTTACTCCTTTTACTTTAGGTTTTGTCCATGCTTTTTCATTAAATGTTTTTTCTATTTCCTTTTGATTAAGAATAATTCTATTATTTTTCATATCTGTTCGAGCAGAAACAATCCTATCAGATTCAACTGATTTTATACTATGTTCCAATTCTACAACTTTAGTAGTTTTGTCAATTAATTTTAACTCACTCTTATTAGTAATATCTAGAGCCTCTTGTGTAAATTCTTGGGAACCTAATACCTTTTTTATATTATCATTAGTAAATTCAAGTCCATTAACTTCTATATCATATTTAAGGTTAGACAAGAAAGCTTCTCTATGTAGTTGTTTAAATCTTTCTCGTTCAGCAGAAGTTTCACCTGCATATTTATCGGCAAACTTTTTTTCCATTTCAAAGTAATTAGCCTTAAATCCAGGAGAAGCTCCTTCAGCTATTTGAAGCATTTTGGCGGTTATTTTAACTACCTCACCTTTATCAGCTTTCTGTAAGGAAGGATGTACCTTTGCCCAATATATCCTATCATTATCACCTTTACCACCCATAGGAAACCATCTACCACCCTTATCAGAACCATTCTGTCCCATAAGTTCCCCAAGCCACGCATTGTAGGCTTTATCAGCTTTTCCCTGGTCCCAAAAGTTTTCACGTAATAGAACATTTTCTCTATATGTAGATAAATCATAATCCTTTAAGCGACCATTTTCCTCTACTGTAATTTTATCTAATATTGCATATGATGGGCCTTGTCCACCAGCTGCTTTATATACCGCATCTAAACGCTTAGGGGGTTCTTCTACGTATTGTTTGTTACCACCCAAGGATACTCCTGACAGTTTCCCGATACCTCGCTCATTAGCCTGGAATTGAGGTACTATTTCACCCCAATTTCTCATAGTTAACCATTGCCTTAGAGCTCCTTTAGCCTCAGGGGCTTCAGAAAAAGAGACTGTCAATTCCTCCTCTATGCCTTTAATGACATCTTCAACTCTATTAATCTTGGTATCTTTATCAATCCATTTAGAGATATGACGAGCCACCTTATTAGCTGTTTCTAATTTTAATTGTTTTTTATGTGCTAAATCTGGCGTGTTCCATAGTTTTGACATTAAAGGTTTTACTTGGCCATGCTCGATAAAGGCCATACTTCGTTTACCAGCTCTTACGTTCTCTACTGGTGTCTCAAAGTCTAAATCTTCAGCTGCTTCTATATCTTCAATAACCTTATCGCCTTCTGCTATAGCTTTAGAAGTATTTTCTAAATCAATACCTCTATTGACTAATTCAAAATGAGCTTTCTGTTTGTCCTGGCTTTTGAGCCCTAATATATCTAGTTCTTGTCGAAGTTGAATATCTAAATCTAAATCGATAGGTTCATTTATTTCAAGGTCCCAATTTTCCTTAAGTTCGGTAGATAAGTCAACTATTTCATTTTCTATTTCATCTAATTCAGTTTCATATAGTTTAACTTGTTTTTTTTCTTCTGGCGATAATTCAACCTTATTAGATTCTTTTATAGGTTTTTCTAATGTTTCAGGAGTTAATGCTGATTCTTCAATTGTTTTTTGAGGCTTAAAGTGGGTGCCAAAAAAATCATCAGCAGCTTTAATAGCATTAGGATATTCCCCCATTGTACGAGTACCTATTCCAGCAAAATGGCGAGGAGGTTTAGGAGGTTTTCTATTTTTCATACCTACAAATCTACCTAGATTGTTATTCCATTTATTCCATTGACTACTATTAACATCATAAACATATACCCTCTTACCCAAGTCTAATGCCATTTGTGTAGCCCAACCTGTACCACCATCAACTGCTTCATTGTTTTTTACAAGTTTACCAAAAGAATACACCGTATGGGCATCTTTTACTTGGTAATAATTTCGCCTCCAGAGATTAGCTATATATGGATTTTGTTTTGCCATAAAAGCATCTAATGGTCGTTGAAGAGTTTCGTTAGCTTTATATAAATGAGGGTCAGCTTGTTTTAATTGACTTTTAGTTAAAATATGAGGAACCCCTGGGCCATATATTTCTTTATAATGTTCAGGGAATGTTCTATTAACGGTAGGTATGCCATATCTATGAGCTAACTTAGCTAATATAGTATCAGCTCCTTTAGCCCCGCCTGAACTCATATATGACTTGTCTTGAGCTATAGTAGAAGCGTCTAATTCTAATTGTTCTTCGCCGTCAACAACAACTCTGGATAGTTTAAAACCTTCTTTGGTAGTTATTTCGTCAGAAATACGGTCAGCCTGGTCTATCCCTTGTAATAAAGCTTCTTGTATGGCAGAACGTACACGCTCAACCCCATATCTCTTATCTGCTAATTCTTTAAATTTAGGTTTAACTTCTTCAGGTAATTCATGAAACCAATCTAATCGTTCTGGGTCATAATGAGCCCTTATTTTAGGGTCTCCTTGAGCCTCTTTTTCCATTTTCTGTATACTTTTTTGGGCCTTATGAGTAGACCAACTCATTTCATTTGAACCAAAATATGCGCCCATTACATACTCATATACCTGCTCTGGAGTAGTAGCTCCACGCATAGTAGAAGGTAGTCCCATAAATAACGAGCCTGCTAACCCTCTTGCAAGTTTTTTTCCTGTAGGGTTTTCTACTTTAACATAATTTCCTATAAGACGGAATACTCCTCCAGCTTTAGCCCCTCCTATAAACCCTTGAACCATTTCATCTACACCGCCTTGCCAAGACGATATACCAGAAGCGACTCCTAAATGAAAGGCTCCTTCTGCGATATGTTTCATTTTATTGCCTAACAAGAAATTTGAGACAGTTCCCACAGCCCCTTGTCTACCTACAGTAGCAGCTTTAGAAGATGTACTAATAAGCTTTTTAGCCTTTTTAGTTACAAAATCAGCACCTGCCATAGGAATTGACCTTAAAGCTCCTGCTTTTGAAGCTAATCCTTTAGCTCCCATTAAAGCAAGTGGTTTAGATAGTATCCCAGGGGCAAATCCCGCTAGATGCCCTATATTACGTGCTACAGCCTCGTATTCGTTGTCAGGGTGGTCTGCTATCGACATTGTAGTAAAACCCTCTACAAAGCCCGCTCCTGCTTGTTTAACGGCTTCTAACACTGAAAAGTCCCCATCATAGAATGACATGCCGTAATATTCAGCATGTTGTTTTATCGTATCTATCTCTTCTTGTTTAAAGGTTGAGGGTACTTGGTCATATTTTTTTATTAGAAGAGATAATTGCTCTTGAGTATATGAAGGTTCCCACTGCTGTTGCTGTTGAGCTTGAATGTTAGCCATTTCGTTTGGCATCTATACTCCTATTTACTTTGTAACTTTTTCCACTCTTGATATAAACTATAAACTTCACTACCTGCTATTCCTACTTCACCTAGTAATAATGTAGCCTGAGCTAGAGGATGCATTCCTGCTCCAGTGCCTCCTAGTGCTGCATGGCGGGCCCCAGACTTAGCTAAAAACTTAGCAGCTTGTTTTGGGAGTTTCTTAGCTAGAAACCCTAAAAATGTACCTGTACCTAACGCTTGCCCTGCAAAAGCGCCTTCTTCGCCACCAAGAGATTCTCCTACATATCTACCTAACTGTGGAGCCATAAAGGCAGCTGTGGGCGCAACCTTGCTAAATTTACTAACTTGTTTCCCATATTTAGCAGTTGCCTGCTTTAAAAGGGTTGCTTTAGACCTTTTAACAGGAGATTTACCTCTATATATCTTAGGTTGTGGATTCTTCTTTGCCCATGCCTCACGTTTTTTAGGGTCAATTTTATCAAGTTTCTCTCTCCAACTACCTCTTGCCGCCTTATTGCTAGACAAGGATTTGTCATGGGCAGCTTTATCGGCTGTATATTTATCAGTAAGGGCTTTAATTTCTGCCTTAATAAATTCCCTTTTAGGACCTGCATGACCATACTCATAACCGAGTCCTGCGGCAGTAGTCACAGCAGCGCCTCCTGCTACAGTAGCAGGTATGTCTAAACTATTCTCTCCTGTAGCTACATCAGTATTAGTAAATAAACTACCAAAGAAAGATTTTTGAGGCGCAGTAGACTTAACTTCAAGTAATTTAAATGCTTCTGGTGCTACCATGGCCGCTTTAGTAACAAATTCTCTATATTGAGGATGTGCTAAGGTTTCTACAATATCATCCCTATCAACACCCATTGCCATCTTCTCACTAACATAATTATTCACACTATTTATCATGCCAGAATAATAATTATTTTCATTTTGTTTCCACATAGCCGCGAACTCTGTAAAACTAGCATCTTCTCCAGCAAGCTGTTTATAATTGTTATATTCTTCAGTCATATTCCCCAAGGGAGAATCGGGTATATCAAACCATACCTTCCCTTCACCGAAAGCTCGTAAACCTCCCTCAAGTCCTAAGTCTTTTTTACTAAATTCTTGCTGTACATCATTAAGGTAGTTATTAGTTTGCTTCATCCTAAGCTGTCTAGCTTCTTCTTTTATCTGTTCGGGTGTCTTTAAGGAAACTCCTTGCATAGCTTCAAAAAAGTTATTACCACCTCCACCATTGCCGAAATTTAATGCCATTATCTACCTCCTATTTGTCGTTTCCAAGCTTGTAACATTGGATTGTTGTTACCTTGCAAAGCTTGTGTAGTAGGATTGGTAAGTTGGTCATATGTATTCATAGCACTATCTACATCTAGCCAATCACCAAATTCTTGAAATCCTGGAGCCTTATCTACTTGTACGGGTCCCATATCATAGTCATCATCATCATAATAACCTGATTCTTGTAATTCTCTTTCCATTTGACCAGTTGAAGCTTCGCTTAATCTTTCCCTTATCAATTGTTTTTGGGCATCTTCATCCATACCAGCTAAATGCATATACTCTTTACCTGCTCTAGTATTAAGTTGGTCTCCAGTCATTAAGCCAATTTCTTGTTGAATATCAACATTTGATAACCCTGATGGTATTGTTATTGGAGGAGGTGTATCTCCTGGGTTATATTTTGGATAAGTAGGTGGCTTTTCGTCTATAGGGTCCTGCAAATTATAATATTCATCATAAACACTTTGTGGTTGACGTTGGAGCCATTCATCAAAATCTCCACCTGTATTATCTTGAAGAGGTGTATCAGCTAGCTGGCTATTACGACCATCATTATCGCCTTCATATGTCATAGTATCTACAAAGTTTTCGGGATTATTATAATAAAGGTCAGCATTAGCTTCGCTTTTAGAGATATCTTCTGTCAAATCGAAGTGGGCTTTTAGGTCAAAATTACTAAAAGGATTATCACCATAATCATTTTCTAAAATTCCGCCTTGAAATTGCATTCCATCAATTTCGCTTTGAGAGATATCTTCTGTCAAATCGAAATAATCATTTTCTAAAATTCCGCCTTCTGGGTTAAATTTTGGATAATCAAGGGGCCCCTTAGTGTTATCGGCTTCAGCTTCGCTTTTCATTATATCAAACTCTTCTTGCAAACTGCGTTTATAGGGTCCTGCATCTCCAGAGTTATCTTCTCCATCTGAGGTCTGTTTTGTTTCCTGCTTGTGGCCGTCAGAGTCTTTACCCATAACAGGGTCATCCTCTGCACCACTTTTAAATAGATTACCAAAAGCATCCTTTAGCATTTTACCTTGTCTCTTCTGCTTCCACCCTGCTTCCTTTTTATTAAGCCATTTGGCAAACAAACCACCTAACTGTGTAGGCATAGGGGCATTCTCATAATTTATTCCCCATTCGTCGCCTTTTTTTTCATTATATGTTTCTTGTCTATCTTTATATGTTCTATAATCTAATGCCATGTCCTCTCCTATATACTAAATGGGCTTTTAAATCCGCCCCCACCAAGTGTTGGTGATTTAAATTGAAATGCTGGTTGAGCATAATTACCTTGTTGTGCTAACTTATTAGTTTGAAATCCCTGTAGTAAATTAGTGGAGTTCGTCCCCGGTAGGAATCCACCAAGCTGCTTACCAAATCCCTTCATCTTATTCCAAGCATCTCCTATCATTCCAGCACTCCATCGCTGTCTAGAGCCATCTTTATCACTAAGGTTGGAATTAGAATTAGCTACGTTCTGACGATACATATCTGTTGCAGTACCTTCCAATGGACTATCTCCATTTAAGGGACTAGCCGCCCTTAACAAGCCTCCCATTTGGACTTGACTCCAATCTTTATATTCAGGACCACCTCCAAATTTTAAAGCCATTTATCCACCTCCTATCATGCCCATACCAAATTGACCAAGTAATCCACCCATATTGGCACCATATTGATTTTGTAATTGTTGATTAGCAATAGATTGTTGTGCATAGTTTTCTGCAAGACCTCCATAATTACTTATCCCTGTATTCAGAGTTTGTAATCCTGTGCCCATATTTTGTAAGTACCCTTGTTGCGCTGTCTCAGACCCAGTCCTAATTCCTTTTAATATATTTGAACCTCCCTGAGCTTGTAATATACCGCTACTAGTAAATGGATTTCTAGAAGATAATTGATTTTGCACTCCTATTTGGTCCATAGTATTTTGCATTGTCATTTGCTTCATAAGGCGATTTTGTGTCGAACTAGGGTCCATTAATCCCTTCCCTAACTGCATCTGCTGGTTAAGCATCTGCTCATAATTCTTCATTTGACTGAGAGAGCCTATATCATAACCTTTTGGTTTCGACCCAAATAAACCTCCTAATAAACTTGCACCACCACCTATCATACTTAACCAATTCATATCGTCTCCGTTCTATTTTGTGTAATTATAATATATCTCTATTAATCGTGTGTATGGTCATCATCTGCATATGAATGAGTATGCGTACTTACTGCAACTGTTTTCCAACCAAATCTATCTCGATATTGTAATCCCTTTTCTGTAATTCTAATATCGCCACGTTTCCCTTTCCATTCTTCAAAGGTTCCTTCATAATTATTAACAGCTTTAATTATATTATTTAAATCATCATATATTTTTGATATAATCCTATCAATATCCTTATCACTTACTTTAGGTGCTTTCTTATTAGCTATCATTTTACACTCTTACGTTTAAAAATAGCACCTATAGCATCTACTTCTGTATTACCAGGTATATCACGAAGCTGTAATTCTAATGTTTTAAACTTTTTATTAGCAGTAGGTTCATATATTTGTTCATAAAATGTACCTTCAGTTAAAGTCTCTGTATTTTCTACATAAGATGTATCAAGATTCCCATTAGCATATACTAAAACAGTTCTATCCGAAATATCAGCATTAGATTGTATTCTAATTCTTTTTAATCTCTTTTCTTGAGTATCTTGACCCATAGTTAACTTCTTACTATGCCAGAACCAGTTTTGTCTAGCATTACCATTCAGATGCTGATATATCTTATCATCAGTACTATATATAGTATTTCCTATTCTGTTCAGTATTGCAGTATGTACAGCTCCACTACTCCCCCATAAGTCCCATCTTTTCTTAGCTAAGTTATAAGCCCAGCAAAAATTACTACCTATAGTAGAAAAAAATATTAAAAATGATTGTCGTTTATTATCAAAACTACATACTATATTGCTTTTCTCAATATCCTTCCATCCAGGGTTATCATCGTTACTTGATGTAGATATGGAGTCGCTAATTGTAAGAATTTGTTGCCCATTATGAAAATAAATATTATTTCTATCTGCAAAAACCATTCCATATTCAGAAACAAATACAGCTTTATTATTAATACAACCTATTCCTTCAAATTCATCCTCTACCTCTAAGGTAGCAGGATTAATTCTAAAAAATGAATGTTCTGTAAAGGCATATAATTTACCATTAAATGCTTGCAGTGCAATCAACTGTTCTGGGAGTATCTGATAATCAGTAGCCCAATTAAATTGACTGAATTTACCAGGCATAGACCTGAAAATATACCGAGATACATCATCAGATAAGGCTACTATATTTGCCCTACTTACAAAAAGATATGAATCCAATTGAGATGCTAGCCCATAATTTAACGATGAGTTAAGTATTATTTCGGATATTCCAGTAATAGATTCATAACTTGGAACCTCACTATTCCTATCTTTAACAATATAAGAATAATTACCATCATCCTCTATAGCTAAATGCTCTGGAACTAATTTGACTGACTCTACGAATCTGTAATCTAAGGCTCCACTTATACTTGATATATATTGTCTGTAAATATTAACATGAGTTATCCTGCTATCTTCTAAGAAGTTTAAATTTATAAATAACGTAAGATTAACTTCACTTGCGTTATCATCTTCATCAATAACGTATGGAACTGCAGATAAAGGGCTTTCTTGATGCCCATCATAGAGGTAAGATAGTTTATATTGTAAACTATCATCATCTTGAAACATAAATGTATGGGGCTCTGTATCATCTACTGTATGACTATTAATATATACAGCATTAAAATCACTTGCTGAATCTCCTATTGTAAATTCATTAGCGATTAAACTTGTTGTTATAATATTATCATTATTAGTATTTAAAGAATCTAATGAATATGTTATCCCTACGACTGCTTCATCGACTACACCGGTCCCCTTACAAACTAAACTGGTAATTTCAGCATTATTCGCGAGAAAATGATTAAATGTCATATCTGTTATAACATTATCATTCGATGTAACAGATACTCCAGTAAAATCTATTTGGCTACTATTTGTTCCACCAAGTTCTATAATTTCTTCCTCATTCTCGATATATTCAGAATCACGAATATCTAATTTCCAAACGGGCGGTCCAGCTCCAGGAATTTCATTTACACCTGTAGTTAAATTCTGAAACTCTCCCCAATCACCAATACTAATTTCACCAAATGGTTTAAAACGTCTAGTGTGTAAATAAGTTGCGGACCCAGAATATTGAATAGGAAAACAATTATTTATAATCTTTCTAGCAGACGTTGCTTCTAACATTCCTTTTCCGCTTAACCCCGAAATAGAATCAGGCATGCGGAAAAATTTCGCTTCCCCAGGATTCTCATAATTAGGATGTAGAACACCATCACTTGGGCCTATTCTCGTAAATAATAATGAGAAATATAAATTTGTTTCACCATCACCTGCATCTGTAAATATTACACTGAGATGTTCAAGCCGCAGATATTCTAGCCACCCAACAGGAGCCGTTAAAAGCTGTACCCCTTCATCTGTTGTAAATAAAGCACCACCCGCTGAAATTTGACTACCATATGTAAAAAAGGATTGTATAGGGGAAACGGTTCTTATCTCGTCTTCAGTATCGTAGGCATTACCTTCGTCTGGTCCTTGCCATCCAGCGTTTATTTGGCTATCCGAGGTAGCCCCATTAATCGCAAAATCGTTTGGAGTAACATTAAAAGATACATCCTCTGCCGAATCAAAAATTACAAATCGCTCTTGACTTTCAATATAAGTATTTAACATATCACCGGTAAAAGTAAGCTCATCAAGTCCTTCTGTAGACCAAAAACGATGGGGTTGTATATTTATCTGAACATCATCACGGCCATCAGTAGACGTTGTTAATTTTATACCTTGAATTGCTATAGTTGGAGCTGAATCTTGAAGAAGGTGTGTAAAGTCATTAATTGCAGCATTTACGGCTCCAGTTTCTTCTGTATATGTATTATGATATCTAACTAGTGTTGCTTTTGCAGAAGTTGTATTTATATAATCAAAAAATCCACCATTATTAATAGGAGAAAGGATTTTATTAGGACAAGCTGCCCCCTCGGCTCCGCAATTATTATCCCCATATCCCCGTCCATCTATCATTGAATGCTCTCTTACTCCTGGGTCTTCAAGGGAGAATGGATAACTGGAATTGTATTCAGGTTCGGAAACTTTTAGAGGGTAAAAACTGTCAGAATCACCAGTTAGAATATCATATGTATATATTTTACTTATACTTTGTCCTTCTCTTTGCATATATATAGTATTTCCAGCTTTGGCTAAGACATCTATCGAACCATCTATATTTTCTAAGAATGTAGCATTATAGGAAAGCTCTTCCTCAAGCTCTCCAGGAGTATAGTCTAATTTATGTAACTTTCGTGGGTCACCAGGCGAAGAAGTAACCATATATACTATATTTAGTTCATATATTATATCTAATATAGTAACGAGATTTGCAATAGAAATAGTAGTTGTAGTTATCGCTGCATCAGATATAGTATGTTCTGTTAATGTATTAGCTGAAAAAGTCATAAACCTAGTATCATCAATCGTAATACTTTTTATAGATGGTGCATATCCATCACCACTATGTACGGGCCGTGTAAGTTCATCATAAAAACTACTGCCATCTTGGTTTATTATCAAACTTCTCTCGTCTCCTCCTCCTATATGAAATTTATTATTATATTTAGATAAAGCCTTCATGGTGTTACTACCGTCCAAGTATCAGTAAAAATTAATAGCGAGCCATCATCAAATATACCAATTTCTGAAATTCCAGGGGTATCAAGTAAAATATTATCAGTCGGTATTCCTTTAAGCTTACCATCCTCTGTCACACTATCAATGTTCAATGAATAACTAGCTGCTTCAATAGGTATATCTTTCATATCAGGCGACATAATAGTTCCCACATTAAAGTTCTTTATTTCTAATAATTCTTTAGGCATTATTCAAATACCAATATTCTTACTGAAGCTTTTTTCTCAGCAAAAGCAGTTGTATTAATAGGCATGCTTCTTGCATATACGCCAGCAAGAGAATTACAATCATTAGTATCTATCCTTTCATTTCCTGAATGGCACGATTCATATTGATAATATACTTTCATAGCAGAGTTTATAGGCATACCTGTAAGGGATAATTCAATCTCCCCCTCGTTATAACTAACAATAGTACCGCTACCACCGCTTGGCCTTGTAATAGTCCCGTCACCATTATCCCAGGCCATATTTTCTATTGTAGTGTCCTCAGCATAACCTACAGCATCTGCCAAATCACTATCATCAGGTATAGTGCCATTATTAAAAATAGAGGTACCAGTTGAAGGGTCGTCTAGTGATATTGCACTGGTAGTTTCCCCATATCTAGATGATACTCTAATATCTCCATCTGCTGCTATAGCTATATCACATTCCAAATCTGCCGCTTTTATGCTAGCTTGTATTTTTGCTAATACGCCATTACCGCTTGTAGGACTTCCCCAGGTAGTATCAGTAGCATCAGTAGTGAAAAGTACATCTGTAGCACTTCCTCCATCTACAGCAATACTTAATCCATATTCTGTATCTGCTGTCAGTTCTGTATCTGTAGAAGAGGATTGTGCCGATTTAATATTTTTTAAATAACCAAAAGCTTGATAGCCAGGGGTATAAAAACCTATAACTAAACTTCCAGGTACCATCCCATCTGTATCTGTAGAACCAGCAGAAGTACTTAAATCTGTAGTATCCCATTTACCAGCTCCATCAGTAATTGTCAGGCCATACGTACTCGCAGTCCCAGCTGTTATTTTTCCACCATCTTCACTTTCTTTATTTGCTGCAGAACGAATACTATCATAAATAACCCCTCTTGTGTTTGGTAAAACTAAAGACTGTTTGGGTGCTAAAATATAGGAAACCACATACTGGCCTATCGGAATTTCACCTGCACCCCTCCAATGGGTATACTCAAGTAAAAGTTCTACTGCTCCATAACTGTCAGTATTTTGAACTACTATCTGTTCTGCACTCTCTGGGTTAGGACCTTCAGTTGCTTTACTAGAAAAATCTAGTAATAATGACGGGGTGTCACTATTTCCGATTGTTACTTCTTTATCATATACCTCAGTTATAGAAGAAGACCTAGAGGCTAAGAAACTCCTAGTGGTGCTCCCTACCTTTCCTGATGCTGATATTGTACTTTTAAAATTCCCCATATTATCTCCTTAAAATTTAATTCTCATTCCTAATTCTGGATAACCACCCTTTTCTCCTAGTGAAAACTGGTATCTATCATCAGGTCTATATTCTACTCTTTGTTTGTCTAAGTTCAAATTTAGCCCCTTAGAGGCGATTGAAGGGTTTAGGTACTTCTTTAACCCATATAGCCTAAAAGTCCCGTTAAAGTATCTTCAGAGTCCTTAGATAGGGTCTTTAAAGAATCTCCAGCATTATCTAGGGCGCCAGGCCTTGCAGCTTCCCACAAAGCACTTTGCCATAAATTAGGTTGTTCTTTTGTTATTTTATATTGCCTCATTTATCCCTTAATTTCTTCTCCAAACACATTAGCAACTCCTTGTACAATTTTAATAGGCTGAATACTAAAACGACCACCA